TTTTGCAATACGGTGCAGTTCCCTATGCCCAGATAAAGTACCGTGGTCAGTGATGGCAATTGCTGGCATCCCTAACTCAACTGCACGGTCAATGTATTCTTCTGGAGTAGCAATCCCGTCAAAAAGGGAATAGTGGGTATGTACGTGTAAGCCTACGTAAGCCATCTACTACCAGTCAATATTTGTGCTGGTAACAGAAGGTGTGTCAAATCCAAAGTAGAATGCTTCTTGCTCTGGATATGGAACCTCACGAACAACCTTTTCTAGGTTGAAGTATTCAAAGCCATCCCAAGAAAATGGCTCTGTGTCTGGCTTGCTTGGAAGAAGCGTGTAATTTGTTTCAGTTCCCTGACCATTACGCTTTAATTTCCATTCAAGGTTTGAAATGCTACCTGTATCAAGTGCGTATTCACGAATATTATTAAATGCAGATTGCTTTGAAATGCCTTGTGACCAAACAGCAATATATGCATCTTCTGTTCCATCATTGATCAACACATTGCAATAGAAGCGAAGTCGTGCTCTCCAACCTGACTTTGGTTCCTTCTTTGCCATTTCACAACCAAAGCAACGGCCTTCTGAATCAATTGTGCAAGCAGCCTTGCGCTTGTAGTCTTTTGGATTTGTATGTTCTGCAACTACAACAGAAAGACCACGGGCCTCTGCATAGTTTGCGGAATCTTGATCTAGTTCTTCAACAAATCTAACCTTTGCTGATTGTCCATCGGCTAACTTAACCCAACGAACCTTTTGCCCTGTTCCTTCATATTTTGGTTTTTCGAGCAGGGCGTTGATATCTTTTAATCCCTTAATTACGCTCATGTTATTCTCCTTTGTTTATTAGTGTGTTTATATATTCTTTAATTGGAATACCTAAGTTTTTTGACTTATTTATTCTTTCTCTTATTATATTGTACCTTGTTACACCATCTTTGTCAAGTTGGTCACCAAGCATGCTTGAGTCATAGAGTTCATTGCCAAAATAAACAGATGCCCAGTTGCTCCAACCAAAAATGGAACCTCTTTTTTCTATTAAACTATTTGAATAAAATTTATTTTTCATATCATCCATAAAAGAAATTAAAATTTCTGGCATTTTATTTAAACGATTAAAGTCTTTCCAAAAATCAGTATTTGTCTTATTGGTTGTATAATGCAAATACAAAAAAGCCTTTAAGTGTTCATTTCTGTGTTCAATTAAACTATTATATTTATTTAAATCTACACTATTTTTATCTTTTATGTATTCATCAAAATATTCTTTTAAAAATATTTCAATCATAGTTGTTGAATTTAAAAGTGATGTTGCTTCTAATGGCTCAAAAAAACTTGCTGCGACCCCTATAGCCAAACAATTATTTACCCAGGGTTTTTTATAGTATCCAGCCTTGAACTTATAGTTTTTCATTACACGTATATTGTTGCCAAACTTATTTTTAATTTCATCTAATGCCTCCTCATCATTAATATATTTTGAGTTATAAATATAACCACAACCATATCTATGTTGTAAAGGTATCTTCCATGCCCAGCCATAATTCATTGCTATTGCTTCCGTATATGGAACTGGATCTCCATCCATCTGGAAAGCAATACCACTATCACATGGCAAACTATCTGAAACATAGGTAAGTTTAGAATCAAAGTGTTTTCCAATAAGCAGTCTAGCAAATCCAGAACAATCTATAACAAAATCTGAATCTAAAATCTGTTTTTCTAAAATTAATTTTGTAATATTGCCATCATTATCTGATTCTGCATTTAAGAATACATCATCTATAACATCAATACCTCTGATCTTGGCATGTTTTCTAAAAAAATTAATCACCAAGGCTGCATCAATGTGCCAAGCATATGCCGAATCTAAAACTTTATCTTCATAACTTAATTCTGTTTGTAGGTTTACTTTATCTAAATTTCCATCTAACAACAGTGCATTGATAATTACAGGCACAAAATCTTTATTAGCATTTAACTTAAAATCTCTATAAGTATAATCTAGACTGTCTTTGTTTTTTTGTTTCATAACATTATCTAAATATGTTACATAGTCCATATCTACATACTGATAAAAAGGATGAAAATAATATGGCTTATTGTTTGTCCAGTTTGTAAACTTTATACCATTTTTAATAGTCGCGCCAGTTTCAAGTATAAATTCATTCATTGGTAAATCTAAATATTTTATCATTGTTTCAAACTGAGGGGTTGTTGATTCTCCAACACCAATAATTCCAATTTCTGAACTATCAATTATTTTTATACTATAGTCTGGATATCTTTTCTTAAATGCTAGTGCACTTATGTATCCAGCAGTCCCTCCCCCTAAGATCACAATGTTCATAGTATTATTCCAAAGTGTTTTAAAATTGCTAGAATAGCAAGAATAGACCAACCAATATTAAATAAAATAATAGATGGCAAAGTCTTTATTGTTGAAGACCAAACAAGAGATAGGCTTGAGGCTAGTGCAAAAATATAAAGCCACCAAATCTGTTTACCAAAAAGTAAACCTGGAAAAATAATAATTAACTTTGTAGCAAAAGCAAAAAATTCAACAGTGTTTGGTCTGTTCCAATATGCTTTATTTTTCATATTTTTTACAGGTAAAATCCATTGTATTTTATTTTTCATTTTAACATAGCAACAATATCTTTATTAAAATTGCTCTCTAGTTTGATTATTGCAGAATCTTCCATATCGCCAATGTCTTTATACTTACTATCTAACTGTATTACAGACACACGAGACCCAAGTTTTTCAATTATCTTTGTCTTCATGTTTCCCCCAGCCTCGTCATTATCTGCAATAACAATTATATCATTAAAACATTTTTGCAACAACTCTATCTGTATGTTAGAAACATTAGAGCCTAAAGTTGCAACTGCTGGAAACCCTATCTGGTCAAGCCTTATAGCGTCAAAAGAAGACTCTACAACATAAACTTTACTTGATGTCTTTACTCGATGCAAATTAAACAATGTTTTTGATTTAGGTAATCCTGGAGTATTCTTAAATTCTTTTCCCTCAACTGATCTTGCAACAAAACCAATTGGCATTCCATCTGGACTGTGAACTGGAACGGTAACCATGTCTTGTTTTTCTGAATAACCTAAAGAAAACTTTGCCCAAGATGAGTTTTCAATTTTTCTATATTTAAAATAATCTTTTGCTCTTTCTGATAAAAGTAAATTATTATATAAACGTTTTAAAATTAATTCATCAAAAGGAATAAAATCTGGTTTTATTATTAAAGCCTTGTTAATATCTTTTTCTAAATTACCTTCAATTTCTTTGCTCTTTATAAATCTAACAGCCTCGAAATATGTTCTTGCAGACATGTGCATAACAAACTCAATTAAGTCAGCAATGTGATGGCAAGAAAAACAAAAGAATGTTCCATTGCTTTTATCTATTTCTCCAGCAGGAGTTCTATTGTTATTGTGAAAAGGACAAAAAATGATATAGTCAGAGTCTACTTCAGACTCAATGGTTACGCCTGTTCCTGTGAGAATTCTTTTGATTTGTTCTGCAGTGTAACTACTGGTCTTGCTCCGTCTATTCCTACTATCCATTCGCTTTTCTTTCTCCCTATGTGAACTCCATACAATGTTAATTCAAACTCAAAATATTTCTTTCTTTCATTATAGTCTATCGTAAAATCTGGTTCTATGTCAAGCCTTGGTACATATCCAGATAGTCTCATTTCTGATTCTATCAACCTAATGTATTCATTTTTTAGTCTACCAAGTCTAGCCTCATCCTGAATGATACCGTTAATGTTAAACCTTTTTATAGTCTTATGGTGATAGTTTTCCATATCATATTATAACTACTTATCTTCAAAATCTTTATATCTATAATACCCTCTATCAAAGTCCACCTGGACAAGAAAGTCCCCCATAAATCCATTACGGTTTTTTCTAAAAGCACACTCAATAATATCGCTATTTGTAGCACGACCCAGTGCAATTACCCAGTCAGCATCATATGCAATCTGTCTTGACCAAGCAGTTTGTCCAAGTGTTGGGACACCACTAAGATCATTAACATCATCAGGAGTTGCAGATGAGATAGCAATAATAGGAACCTCTTCACCAATGGCCATAAGTTTAAGTTCTCTTGAAAGGTTCTTCATTCGTACCGTTTCATTATCTGACTTTTGATTGGGAGCCATTAATTGAAGATAGTCAACAATCACAAAGTCTGGCTTGTACTGATCAATCTTTCCACGAAGCACTGAAGGATTGATCTCTCCACCTTGGTCATTAGAAATAATATGAAACTCTGGCTTACCTTGTAGATTCTTTGCATGCCATGACTTTAACATATCTAGTTCAATTTCACCATTAGATATTTTTCTATGGGACCAAAGACCTTCTCCCATAATTGTAAATACACGATTACGGACTTCTGTTTCTGACATCTCAAGAGATATTACAAGGGGTGTCTTACCCTGTTTCCAGGCCTGTACAGCGAAGTATAGAGCCATCCATGACTTTCCTATACCTGGGTATGCTAAAAAGACTCCTAACTGCCCTGGCATAATTCCTGCTGGAAGGTAGTTATCAAAACCTGGTAAGTTAGTTTTAATTCCAACCTTTCCTAATGCCTGTTGCTTTTTCATATTTTCAAAATAGGCTATTGCAGACTCTAGGTCTGTAACATCAATATCACGGATAGCAGATGTATTCTTTTTTAATTCTGATGTTTTTGTAATTAATTCATCTAGGGCTTTTGTCCCTTGTCCTTGTTGAACTTCTCCTGCAGCATTTCTAAGAATATCTTTTAAACTATCATTTAAGTATTCTGTTTGAAGTTCTTCTAGGTGATGTTTTGTTGCCCCGACGCCAGACACTGGCTCAAAATCACGAAACTTTTCAACAACTAAGTTTGTTGGTGGAACTGCAGAATTGACTTCAAAATAATTTCTAATAAATGTCCATACATCTGTATGAGTTCTTAAAAGATTATCAACATTTGCTTGAAGAAGAACATGTACCTGTTTATCATTTAGGACTGCTGAGATTAATTTTGCTTCTGTATTATTCACTCTTCAACCACTCCTTTGCCATTTGTCTGCGCTCTGCTCTTTCTTTGTCATCTTGTTGCTTGTCTAGTCTTGCTTGCAATATTTTTTCTGTATTGTATGCAAAATAATTCCAAGAAGGAGACTGAGCAACACTAAAATAATATTCAAGAAAATCGTAGCAGGCTGCAATACCGTATGACTCAATCAATGCATCGGCAGCCCATTGCTCTACATTAAGGTTTAGTGATGGCTTTTGCTCATACTTTACAGTATGAAACTTGCTGTAGCGTGAAAGCAAAGCCATTCGGTCTTTGCGCTCTGCCATTATGAATCAGATGCTTCTAACTGTGCTTCTTTAATCTTTGTTGTTAGTTTATCTTCAACAAACTTGTAGACACGATCAAAGGCCTGATCTGGTGTTTCTCCGTTGCGTCGTGAGTCAACAATTCCAAGGTCTAGCCTTAGTGACTGAAAGTTACCCAGATTAAGCGTGTATCCTAGTGTTACAGATACTTTTGTGTCTTGATTTTCCATTTTATACTCCTCTTTAAATAGATTCAGACCACACTGGAATGAATCGTCCATCCTCAGTTCTTACATATGTAAGTATACCGTCTCCCATGCGCCTTGTCAACTCTTGCACACTTGGGGTAATATCATTTGTTATTAAATTATCTTTTCTTGGTCTTCCAATATGGTACGTAGCAAGTATATCACGTATGGACCTTACCTGAGATTCTGAATAATATGATCTTACTTGAAATCCTCTGGCCCCTCCCTTTTGTGATCCAGTAGGAAAAGGAATGATTCCTCGTTTCATTAATGATGGCATATATTTTTTGTGCCTATTAACAAGAGTAGCGGTTTCACCAACAGTATATGCTCTTTCTCGTTTTTTCTTAAAGTCACCAATTAAACAACTTTCAATTTGATCTTTTGTAATATTATAAACAGACATAATTCCGTTAGATTTATTTAAATGATGAATCCTAACAAGATCTCCATTAAGAAACCAAACTTTTTTATTACCTGAAATTATAGGGGCGAGATTGTAGCCTTCGCTCTGGATACTTCCTTTTTTAAGAGCCATCTTCCCTCCGATGAATTCTGTGGTGGATTAAAAAATCTTCTATTGCCACACATCATGCAATAAGATTCCAAGTGACCTGGGCTACTGTATTGTCTATCAAGAAACATTCTTCCCTTGCATTTATCACATCTTAGCATTAATTAGGAATTCCAACAACTATAAGGTTAACCCCAACTGTCAAATCTCCAGTTTCATTAAAGATAACAACGCCTTCAACCTTTGATGTTGTTACTGTTTTTAAAACTACTGAAACATTTTTACCTGCAGATGTATTTCCAATATTTACAGGGGTTGCAGTAGCAATAGGTGCGTACTTAAAATCTGTTGCAAAATCATATGAAAACGCTACTGTGTCTCCTTTTGTTTTTGCTGCGCTATTTACAACCTCTATATAGCCACCTAGAATACGTGCCTCAGAAGCCTTTACGCTTTGTTTGCCAACATTTGGAGTATCAACCGTTACATACTTATATAATGCTGGTGTAATCTGTTCTGAAAGACTGTTTACTGCTTCTGCTAGTGTAGAAATATAAGAAACATCTAATGGTTGACCACGCTCAGGTACAGGAATTTTTGCCATAATCTATTATACCACCACAGAGGTTGCGGGTGTTTCAAACAGTGTTGCAAAATCAAATCTGTTTTTTGGATACGTTGGTACTTGTACAGCAACTTTTACAGATGTAGATCCCGTTGGAACTAACGCTGAATAGTTTGGGGATAATACTTGGCCAACAGATACCCAATCCTGACTACCCCATTTAACATATACGTCAAATGTACTTGTCGATCCTGTTGGTGGTGTCCAAACAACATTAATAATTTTGCCAGTAGTATCTACAGATATTGCATAATTTATTGGTGTTTGATTTTGCACCCCAAGTTTATATTGTGCTGACCAATGAGATGTTCTGTTTTTATCTTCTGAAACAATTCTATACCTTACCGTATAACCTTTTTCATTTCCACTAACAGAAGGCAATTTTGACTTTGGTATAATAACTTTTTTTATTTTTGAATCTGCCATTACGCAACACCAACATTAAATCTAAACTCAATAAAGTTTGATGTGTTTGCAGACTTAATAATTGGTCTTGCATTTGTATTTTTTACAACAGAATAACCTGTAAGTCCATATAATGGATTTTGAGTATATGTATTTTCTAACCTAATGGCATCAAGACAAACTAAAAAGTTTTCTGAAGGCTGATCGCTTTGATCTAAAACACAGGCATATATTTTAACTAATTGCATAGAACCCCAAGCAAAGGCTGAAGTTTTTGTTAACTCTTCTAGTTTTTTAGATACAACAAAATATCTATTATTTGAAAAATCATAAACTGGATCATTATCTATATGAGAAATATCTACTTCAAATCTTGCATATTCGCCTACACTATAAGCATCATTTTCTGCAAACTCTACCATTAATCTAATTTTTTTAGGTTTTGTTCCGTCTGTTCCATTTTTATTTATTACAGAAAATGCCAGTCGTATTTCATCTTTTGGAGATTGTTTATTGAAATCTGGTGGAGTGCCATTAAGATGTATATGTGAAGAGTTTTTGATATTTTGGCCAGTACCCCATGTAGGTATTAAATCAAGTTTTCCACTTGAAAGCATATCAATTTTAGATGAATCTCCAGACATGACAATAATATTGTTTAAGAATCTACATCTTTCATTCCTATTAAGTCTTGCTGTATTTGTAAAAACAACATTATCCGCATTTGTTTGAAAAACTTTTTTAGTTGTAGTAATTGTATTATTTCCACTATCTTCATTTAAAGGAGTAATTATGCTGTCAATAGAACCTGCTGCAGTTGTGGTGTGGTGTTCCCAGTTTTCGTTTTCTGTAAAAGAAAAAAGATTTCTACTGTCATACGATCCTGCAGATGGATTTGATCCTGCAGAATAAACTCCAATTTCAGTAATTTCGTATCTTTCTTCTGTTGGTAGTTCGGCTGTTAGAACGACTTTGTTTATTCCGTCCTCAGTTACAAAACCTCTTGATATGATCGGAACACGAAACATTTCAAAATCAAGAGATGTTTTATTTGAATAATCACCAAGTGCACCACTTATGGCATTCGGCCCACAGCCAACAGCAACATAAGATGCATAGGCTGGTGCCTGTCCAATAAGATATTTAGTGATTATACCTTTGCCAATTTTAGTTATCATTTTTTATACCGCCCCATATATTGTACCATTAAGTAGTTCTCCGCCAATTAAAATTTGAACATCAACTTGTTCATCACTTTCAAGATTAATTACATTTATAACTAAGTCTCCTGTTGTGGAATCTAAATATACAATCTCGCCATTTGGACCTGTGCCAGTTGATGGGATTGATTTTTCAAACTTAATGGGATAATTCTTAAAAAATGTCACAGATGTATCTTGCAAGTTTAATATATTTTGTGGATTATACTGAATATAAAGATGGCTGATATTTTTAATTGGTTGATAATATATTGATTGACCAGAAATTATATCATTTCTTGAAATTGTAATTAGTTCTTGACCACCAATATTTTCAAAAATAAGGTCTGTCATTATTTCAATAGGTACAACTTCATCTTTAAATATAAATAGGTCTGGTGTTGCAATTTTTACTCCATTAGAAGAAGTGCTTGGTGTGCTTGCTGCTTGATTTGCTACTGCATCAATTGCCATTAAACTACCTCACTTAAAAATAATTGCATGCTTGGACCATTCTTATCTTTTGAGTATTCAATATTATATACAACATATCTGGAAGAGCCACCCTTTTTTATTTCATTTTCTGTGTAGTCTACAGAAACTATGTCTCCTAATTGAATCATTGGGTTAGCAAAAATTTTTATACCAATAGATCTTCTTGGTTTCATTATTTTTGAAATCATCCATTTCATTAGGCTGTTGGCATCGTCTGTTGTTTGAATATATGGAACATTTAAACTAAATGCTTTATTTCCATAAGTCATTCTACTTAGTTTTATATCTTCATAATCTTTTGCTATTTTAAATGGTGATGTAACAACTGTTGTTCCGCTTATATCTGGATCTGATAGATTTGAATATTTAGAAAAATAATCATCTACTTTTAAAATGTTTTGAGATTGTTGAGTAAAGGTAATGCCCTGAATTCTTAAATAGTTGCCAGATGTTTCATCTAAACTAAGAGCGGTATCTGTAGCATTAAATATTAAAAATTCTGCTCCATATGAACCAGACCTAAAACCAGAAACAGTATAACCCTTTAGCCTATTAAATGTTGGAGATATTTTTGCATAAAGTGCAGGATAGGCTTTATCATATCTAACATTAAATGCTGCTGCCTCTCTCATGATAGTTCCAAATTCTTCAAAGTATATATTATATTTTGGTCCTTCAGAAGAAGATATTCCAGAAAGATGGGTGCCCTGCACAATTCCACTCATAGCATACTTTCTAAATGAATCATTTACGTTAATTTCTTTTCCATCAAATATTGAATTAACTGGTGTATCTAAAGCAAAGGTAGTATTTTGAGAGTAGTTGTTTGTAAGCGCATAAACATTTTCAAACATAAGCCTAGAAGAACCTCTTACAAAAAGTGCCATATTTTTATATATAGGGAGTGGGTTTGTATCATCAACAGTCTTTACTAAAGTATTGTTGATGTATAAATAAAACCTTCTTGTTTTTCCTATATCTTGGTATTCAACTGAAAGATCATACACCGTTGGATTTTCTTCAGCAGCAACTCTATACTGACCAACAAAATTTCCATCATCAACAATGATCTTTGATAGTCCTTCCCATAATTTTACTGGTACGGCGTTTCCATTTTCATCTTTTAAAAGTTTATAAAAGAAAACATTATTGACATTGCTTGTGTCTGTTTTTGTAATATCTGAAATACCTAGTGCTGCTATTTCAAAATAATATCCAATGTTAGTATCTGGGTTAATCATAACCGCCATGCCACCAGAACCACCAGAAATGCTAATACTTTTTTCTGGAGTGGTACCTGGAATAATATAGTAATTTGCACTACCAATAGCACTTTGACCACGGTCCATATTATTTTCTATCTTTCCAATAATTCTGACTCTTGTTCCAAAATGTTTAAATTTATCTTCTAGGGGTTTGTATACATAAGAAATAAAATCTTTTGGTCTAGGAGATGTTGTGAGTGCTGGACCATTCATAACAAATGCTGATGATTGAATTGATCCAGACTGTGTACTTTGAAGTCTATTAGTTACTGATTGATCTATATATGTTGAAGATAGGAAATTTTTAATTATTCCATTTCTTGTTGTTTTTTGAGAAATAGAATTACTTGTTGCCTGTTCAGTTGCAGGAGGTGTTCCAGTATTTATAAATGTAGAGATTCCTGCTGCTGCAACAGATAGTCCTGTTTCTGGTTGTGGCAGGTCTGTTGCAATAGCACTAAATAGAACATCACCTTTCATGGTACAGCCACGAAGATTTTCACCATCAGCCCAGTGTGTAGATAGTCCAGCATAATGATTTACAATAGATGTTCCAAACTGCCCTCTTCCATGTTTTGCAACAACGCCATTTTTAAATTTTAAAACACCATTTGTTTCTTGATAATTTGGTTCTGAATATATTCTTACAAGCCCTGTTGGATAAATTTTTCCATTAAATGGTATTTTTGAAAAATAAGTTTGATACTCTTCTACATCTGATATCCAAACATTTCCAACACCAGCAACATTATACTCAACTGCATCAAACTTAATAACTTCTCCATTTGCATAAAAATACCCATTATATCTTGTCATCCAGTATACTGACTCACCAAAGTCAATGGTGTTATTTATAATTTTATTGTTTGAAACTGAAGGAACAGTGCTTGTTAAGTCAGAGTTTAATGCAATAGCACCAAGAACATATGTTGACTGATTTCCAACTTGACCATTTACAGATTTTGTATTATCTGTTCCAGCAACTTCCCATAGCAATACTGGCTTATATATCCATGTTTTTTCATTATCAATTAGTCCCGCTTGTTTTATTGAACCAACAGATCTTTGAATATATCTTGAAGTATAATTGATTGATCCATCATTATATACTTTTGAATCTTGATTGCTTAACTCTATTATATTTGTTAGTTTATTATTTAATGGATAATTTTCACGAACCCCTTGATCTTCAAAATCTTTAGTTCCATAAAGTGTTATGTCTGTAGATCTTTCTGATTCTAAAGGCATTATATAATTTTTGCTCATCATAGTAAAATTATTGTATTCATCAAAAAACATTGCTGTTTGTGTTGATACAGCAAGATCTTGTAGCACCTGTGCAACAGTCATATCTGGTGGAACAAAAAAATATGGAATTGTAACTTCAGATTCTCCGTTTACTCTTTTAAAAGAGTAGTTGGAAAAACCAATATAATCAAGAAGGAGAGAAACTGCAGAACTTATAGATACATTTGTCATTAAAATTTGTGGGGCAGTTATAGATTCAAGATAAAAAAACATGTCTCTTAAATTAATTTCTACAGTTCTATCAGCATTTGATATTTTTGGAAAATCTTCAGAGTATAAAGTTTTTAAGGGAACATAGTAATCATATCCATTTATATCTACAATAACCTCATATAGTTTAAATTGGATATGCCTTGAAATATAATCTTTAATTATACTATTTAAATTATTTTCATTAAATGAATCATCGTAGTCAAAAAGTTTTAGGCTTCCAGTTGAAGCAAGTAGTTGACCTACTGGCAAACCACTAACTCCAAGATCTGATGCACTCTTATTTACAGAATATTGCAAAACTTTATCTGTTAAATTAACCGATAGTCTTGGAGATATTTCAATTAAATCAAATGTAGCATCTGCTTTTGTCATTGAGTCAACAACAATTCTAACTCCACGAATATATTCAAATTCACGGTACTTTAATGAGTTATCTGTAGGTAAGTTATAATAGTCTGGAGATGTCAGGTCTGTAACAAAGTTAGTAAAATTATCTACAATATCTTCTGCTAGTTGCCAGGTGTATTCTGGAGAAAATGTTTCATACATTGTTTTATTCCAAATATAAAACGTACCACGAGTATTGCTATTTGAGACAATTAAATAAGCATATCCATTTATATTTGTTTCTGGGAGCAGTGTTTCTGAAGATAGTCTTTCAGCAAATACAAAATTATTTTTATATTTTTGTGGAATTTTTAAACCATATGATAACTCTATATATCCATCTGGACCAATTATTGGGTTTCCATTTGCTCTAACATCTCCTGGAGAAAAAAATACTGCATCTACCCAGTTAGATCCTTTTAGCACTTGTATCTTCCACTTTAATGGTGTTGCTTTATTTGAGTCTCCATATAAAGGATCAGATATTGATTTTGAATTATAGGTGATATTTCCAAGGTCAACACTGCCAATATGAGTTTGCATTTTAACAACAATTCTATTTGCTGGTATTGTTTTTTTATAAACAACAAATGGCACTGAGTCTTCAATTATTCTTTGTCCGTTAAATGTTTTATTTGCAATACCATATTCACTGCCAGACTCAGTTCTAAATGATGTCCAGTATTTAAAAATATCCGCTCTATCTGACATGTAATATCTTGGTCTATCTGCCATTTGCATATTTGCATGATGCAAAAATGATCCACTAAAATACCTTGCTTTATTAATTCCAGATCTAGGTCTAAATTGTTTAAAACAATCTTCTAAAGAATACAACATTTTTAATTTATCTTTTTTTGTAGTTAGTGATATTGGTAATCCTGAATCTTCAATTCCTCCATCAACAGTAATATCTGCATCAGTTGCACCTGTATAGTAGTTTCCAGAATCATTTGCATCAAAAGTATTAGGCAATAAAGAATAATTTGAATCTGTAATAGTTGGCCTATATCTATAGTTTCCAATTTTTAAAATGTTTGTAGGTATATTCATGTTCCATTCTGCAATAATAGCAGACTGAGTTTTTATTGTTGATGATTGCTCCAAATGATCTTGAAGTTCTTTGCTATCAAACATTAAACTTCTTCCAAAGATACGGATATGTTCCAAAGGTCCAGATTAGAATTTCCTCTTTTTTGTATCGAATAATCAAACTTTGAAATAAAAACTTCTACTATTTGGTTATATTGTGCAAGGTGTCCATATGCATTATCATCTGAACCAAAATTTGTATATTTATCATATGCCAAAAACATCCAAAATGATCCAGTATGACTTTCATACCAATCTAGCAACTCTACTCCTCCTGCGCCACCATCAACTGTATACTCTGAGTCTGGTCCAGTTGGTAAGCCAAATTTACCAAACATAGAACTCTTTCCAGTATCTTTATTAAATTCAGGAACTGATGCATAAGATCTAGATGGCAACATATCCCAACTAAAATCAAATTTAAGTTTATCTGCAACATGGTAAGATCTCATTCTTCCATTTATCATTCTTTCACGTTTTTCAATTCTTTCATTGCCTATGTTAATTGGAGACCTATTATGATCAGATAATATTAAAAATTGATTTAAATAAGATTGACTAAGTGCATCAGTTTGATCTGCGCCTACCTCATATCCTATTGGTACATATACGCCATCTATTAATGTTCCAGCATTATTTGACCATAGTACTGCTTGTGGCCTATCATATTTTTTTCTTCCCGATAGGTATGATGCTGATGCCATTATAGTCTATTCCCCCTAATTCTTTGTGAATCTACCTGTTTTATTTGTGCCATTACTGTTCTTGCAATTTCATCTGGGCTGGCATCTGATCTTACACTTACATTTAGGTTATAATTATACACTGAATCACCCATGCTTGTTCCTGAATTCAATGCCTTCATTTTATCTGTACCGTGTGTATTTACGGCATATCTACTCATGACAAACTCTCCTGGAGTTAGCATTGCTGGGACTGTATCAGTTCCTACTGCATATCCTCCTGCTGCAAAATACTTAGGAACTAACCCGCCAGATGAAAGATATCCATCTTTTCCTCTCATGGCTCTATCCATAGCAGCAATTTTATTTGCATACTCTTGTGCAGTTTTATCTGCTAATGCTTTTGCATCTGCTGCTATATTTCCTGCTGCAGTATTTCCCTTTTCTCCATCTGAACCCAAAGAATTATAAAAACCTAAAGATTTACCTGTTCCATCATCTTTGCCTTGCATTGCTTTGTCTAGTGCTGCTATAGCATCTGCTTTAGCCTTGGCTTCTGCTGCTGCTTTTTCTGCTGCTGCTTTTGGATCTGGCAAACCAAGTGCTTCACCATATGTAGTAACTATATGCTGTGTTATAGTTATAGATTTATCTTTGATTTCATTATAAGATTTTTTAATATCATCCCATGCTCCTTTAACTGTTCCAGAAACTGTATTAATACCAGCAAGTGCTAAAGCAAGATCACCCTTGGCAAGTTTTTCTGCAGCCTGAGCAGCCTTTAATGTAAGATCCCATTCTGCTCTAGTTTGTCCTTGAAGAATTCTATTTGCATCATTTTGACTTATTTGCAATGCAAGCACATCACTTTGCAATTGCAATCCAAGATTTTGATCATTTATTGTTTTTAGTTGATTCTGTTGATCAAGTAGTGTTCCATATTGAAGTTTAGCAATTGCATCTGTTTTAACTTGAATTGCATCAAGCGCTATTTGTCTTGATTGTTCTAATGCATAAATTTCATCTTGAATCTTAAGTATCTCTGCATCAACTTTTGCTTTTTCTTGTTCAAGAACATAAACTTGTTGTCCAATCTTATACTGCTCCTCTTGGATATCTTTTTGTGACTTTCCACTTACGCCACCGCGAAGTCCATCAATTTCATTTTGTCTTGCTTGTTGCAAAGCCTTATCAGCATTTTGTGCATAGTTTGATGCACTGGTTGATCGCATTCCTTGAACAGCCTTTGCTGCTGCAGCGATGTCTCCCGAAGATAATGCATCTGCCAAACCAAGTTGTTGATTTTGTTGCTCAATAATTTGTTGATTAATCTCAGATACTTTAGTAAGCGCTTCTTGTTGTTTATCATATTTTTCATTAATTTGATCTGCTGAATGATTCATTATTTCTAAATCATGAGATAAAATATTTGTTCTATCCTGAAGAGACTGTATTGGACGAGTAAAGTTTAGTTCTGATGAGCGA